AATGCGAGGTCTAAAGAGGAAAAAAATGCAGTAGTCTCGGTCCTCAATGAATTTTTTAACCTAACAGATGATGGCTGGCGACAGGAGCGTTGTGACCATGAAATAGCTCGCTTTAAAGACCGTCAAATCAAAGCCAGGCGGAGTGCAGAGGGCCGCTGGCAATCATCATCAGTAGAGCAAATACTGTCAGACAGTACATCTAACTTGGTATGCGATCGCAATGCGAACGCATTGCCAACGCAATGCTCACCAAACACCATACACCAGTCACCAAACACCAATCTCCATACGCCAGACAAACAAAACAATGGGGCCGAAAAGAAAAGTATTGGGACGGCAGATCAGGCCCTCGTTCAGATAATTCAACTTTTTGCGAAGGAGGGCATCAACATTCCCCTTGATGATGGGCGCATTAAAGAGATGATTGAGATGGGTATTGGGGAGAAGGAAATGGTTGAGGCCATCTCTCAGGCTAAAGAGACAAGAAGGCGAGCATCTAGTTCAACACCTATCAACGTGGGATTTGTTCTTGCCATTCTCAAAGGCATGCGAAGAAAGAGTCTGGCTACTGATCCAGGTGAAGATATTTGGTGGAAAACCACTGAGGGGATAGATAGCAAGGGAAGGGAGTTGGGTATGAGAGCTCAGGGCTCAGAGAGCTATGACTCTTTCAAAACTAGAATCTTTGCTGAACTGCGTAAGAGAAAAGAGATTCCAGCTGGAGCGGAGGCTTCCCATGCAAGCTAACCCTTGTATTGCTGGAGTTATTGATCGTCCAGATATGGAGGATTTCCCAATAGGATCAATTGTTAAAACCCCAAGCGGCCGAATAGGCACGGTTGTAAAGCATCGGGGTGCCCAAAGTCGCCATGATTTATTTCAAAGGATCATTATCGAGTTTGAGGACCCAATTGGGGATTCAGTGGCATTGCAACCCCACCTTTTGAAGATGGTTAGAAAGCCAGACGCATCATCATGATTGAAAACAATCAAAAGAAATCAAAACCAAAGTCATCAACCAAAGGAGGAGCTAGACCAGGGGCAGGGCGAAAAGAAGGAAGTCTGACCAAGAGAACGCGTGAAATTGCAGAGGTGGCTGCCGCGCAAGGGATCACACCCTTAGAGGTCATGATGAAAACAATGATGGAGCTCTACCAAGAGGCGGATAATTGCAGCAAGCATGGTGTTCATGCTCACGAGGGTGTGGATCATGATCATGGCGTCATCACCGAGACCCGAATCAAACTCTTGAACATGGCTGCCACTATCGCAAGACACGCTGCCCCCTATGTTCATCCTCGTCTTTCTGCCATTGAGCATACTGGTAAGGATGGAGCGCCCCTACAAAGTGGAGTCTTGGTTGTTCCAAGTGCAATGAGTGTTGAGGAGTGGGAGTTAGCCGCTCAGCCAAAACACTGACGTATTAAATAAAACCCATGAAAACCATCTGGGCTCCATTGCCTGGAAGCCAGACCCTGTTTCTGACTTGCCCTGTCTATGAGGTATTGCTTGAAGGTACCAGAGGAGGGGGTAAGACCGACACCTTATTAATGAGCTATGCCCAGCATGTAGGCAGAGGCTTCGGAGATCATTGGCGTGGCACACTCTTTCGCCTTACTTATCCGCAGTTGGCTGACGTAGTAGCGAAGAGTAAGCGCTGGTTCTATCAGATCTTCCCAGGCGCTAAGTTCAATGAATCGGATTATGTCTGGAAATGGCCAACAGGAGAGATGCTGTATTTCCGTTATGGGGCTAACGAAGACGACTACTGGAATTATCATGGCCACGAATATCCATGGCTAGGGTTCGAGGAGCTCACCAACTGGCGCAACCTCTCTTTTTACGAAGCAATGCATTCCACTTGCAGGTCATCTCATCCAGGAATGCCAAGAATGGTGAGAGCTACATGCAATCCGTTTGGAGTTGGGCATGCATCCGTGAAGGAGCGGTTTCAGATTGGCGCAATACCAGCAGGGCAAATCATTCGGCAAGAAGGTGCATTACCCAGGGTGAGAATTCATTCGACGATATATGAGAACACGCACCTACTCAGAAATGACCCAAACTATCTGACGAGCCTAGAGTCACTAAGTGATCCAAACAGGCGTAGAGCATGGTTGGAGGGAGATTGGGATATCCATGTGGGAAGTTTCTTGAAAGGCGTATGGCAGCCCTCCAAACACGTTGTAGAACCCTTCGCAATACCTCCAGCCTGGAAGGTATGGAGATCAATGGATTGGGGGTATGCTAGGCCATATGCCATTTACTGGTTTGCTTTATCTAATGATGGAGTCTATTACCTCTGGAGAGAGCTATATGGGTATGGAGATAAAGAAAACACCGGCACAAGAGAGGACGCAACGGTAGTGGCGGAGAAGATCAAGAAGATCGAAATTCATGATCAAAGACTAGGCTATGAATACCGCATGAACCTAGCTGACCCATCCATATTCTCGAAGATAGGAGCAGAGCGATCCATTGGCCAAATCTTCAGAGATAAGGGGGTTAAATGGACCGAAGCCTACAACGCCCCAAGAAGTAGAGTAAACGGCGCTCAAGAAATCATCCGTCTGTTGGCGGAGGGAAGATTAAAAGTATTCAGTACCTGCAAACACTGGCTAAGAACAGTCCCGCAATTACCGCCAGATTCATTAAATCCAGAAGATGTGGATACCGATGCTGAGGATCATGCTTGGGATGCTACGAGGTATGGGGTGATGAGAGTGCGCAGAGTTGACGATCTTATTATTTGATTAGAGTGCATAGACCGTTTCATGATCTATTTAATTTACATTAATACACCTATGTTAATGCCTGAACGACAGGTCTTGTGTAATTGCCGCTGCTGCTTATGTCAGAATTGGATTTTATGGCAATGACAATTCATCCCATTGACGGTAACGGTTTTCGGATCGCCCAGCAATTTCATCGCCCAGCGGTCTATTTGGATCATTGGGCTATAAGGCATTTTTCTGAGAATCTAGAGGACCAAGAACGGTTTATTAAAGCACTACATCGTGCGAATGGTCTTTGGCTATTTTCCACTGCAAATTTATTTGAATTTGTTGGAATGACAGACTTATCCCAAGCCAAAGATGCAGAAGTATTAATTCAAAGAGCGTTACCTTTTTTTCACATTGCAGAATTTGCAGTTGATAAAGGGTATATTTTTGAGGAGGGCTCAATTCCGGGTTTGCTTGGCCCTCAAAAAGATTGGTACTTGGATAATTTAGCTGCTAGAGCATCTATTGTTGGAGGTAGATGGAATACACATCGGTTTATTCAAGATGCCATAAACCACAGGGAACAACTGCTTCCACTTTTTCAGGAGATGAAGATCGGCATTGCTGAGGCTGTAATGTCGTTAACTAAAGACCCACAAAAGACCTGTAATGCCAAGAAATTTATACCCAAAGCAGATATGTCATTGCGAAGGGCACTCTTTCAAGAGCTTTTGAGGGAGCCTCATGTTAATGAAAAATATATATTTAATGAAAATGATGCAATGGATTTTCTGCATGCATTTTCATCTGCATTGACATGTGACTTTGTGTTGCTTGATTCTGGCTGGTGCCATAAGATTCAGAGCGCGTCCTCTCGAATGTCAAAAGCTGGCATCAAAGGTCACATTGCTCAATGTTTTTCCAAAAAATTAGTAAATGAATTCCTGGTGGCATTTGAAGCAAAGGCTGTCTAACAATTAGTTTGGAGAAGAATGCCTGCTTTGGGCCGAACCATATCAGTTGAATTTTAATATGACGTTCTCATCTTCCGATCTTATGCTTTCGCCCTAATAAATTTATCCGCAATAAATTCTTGCGCATCTTTACTTTAATTTATAACTAAGATGTGCCGCAAAATTCCAATGCCCTTCAACAAAAATGGATCGCCCGCATTACACATGCGCGCGCTCACTGGTCAGCCTTTCATAAACGCGTAAGACACAACCGTAATACGGTAGCCGGATTTAACTGGAACGCAGACCCCACCAGTAAAGACTTTTACAGTCTTAGAGCAAATATAATCCACGGCACTATCTCTGCAGTGCTGCCTAATGTCTATGCCCGCAATCCAGAGATCTCAATTACCCCAGCTCATTCTGGCGCAGATATCAAACTCTTTTGCAGCACTATAGAAAAAGTAACCAATAGAGCTCTAGAGCATGCACAACTGAAGAATCGAGCCAAGTCAACTGTAAGAGCAGCTTTAACCTGTAGTTTTGGAATTCTGAAGGTGATGTATCAAAGAGATCTAAGTAGGGATTCTTATATACAAGGACGTATTAACGATGCGCAAGAAAATCTAGCGCTGATTGAGGAACTAGAGAAAGATCTCGAAGATGACGCTCAAAGTCATCATCGTGATGCCAAAAGAGCTGAGCTAGATGAGCTCATTAGATCTTTTTACGAGTGCTCTGAGGTTTCTGCCGCAGAAGGTCTTGTCATTGATCGAGTGCTGACTGAAAACCTCCTCATAGATCCCTCAATCTGTGAGTTCTGGGACTACACCGATGCAGATTGGATCTGCCAAGTTATACCAATGAAGAGAGCGCAGGCTGAGGCCCTGTATAAAAAGAATCTCTCTAGTGCCAAGATCTACCAACCTGGCCAAGGCGAGCTATCCCATAAGAAAGCTAGGCGCCTAGCCTCAATACATTTAGATGCAAGTAAAAGCCCGGTAAGCGATGATCAACAGATCGCAGTCCTGGAAATCTGGGATAGAACTACCCAGCGTGTTTACACCATGGTAGAGGGCGCTGCAGAATGGCTACGTGAACCATATTCACCGCCTAGGGCCGGAGAGCGTTGGTATCCATTTTTCTTGCTGCCGTATCAAGTGGTTGACGGTCAGTTTGTTGGTCCGAGCCTAGTTGATCTGACTGAACGTCTGCAAGATGAGCACAATGAGGCGAGAGATCGATTTAATCAGCACAGAGACCTCTGTATTCCGGGATGGGTAGCCTCAGCGGATATCAATGAGAAAACAATCAAAAAACATGCTGACTCACGATTTGGTGAAATCACCATCGTTGATACCGA